AAGCTTCGACCTGAATGCTGCTCTTCGGAATTTGGCTAATCAGATCGCTCCGACTGGAATGACGCCGGAGCAGATTGTCCGTCAGAAAATTCAAAATGGAGAAATGACGCAGGAGCAGTTTAATCAGCTTGCCGCCATTGCGAATCGTCTGACCGGACGTAATAGATAATTGAATTGGAAGGGAGTGACCAGTCATGAGTTACTACCAGACTATTTACAACCGGTTAAGAGTCGCTGGCCTTACTGAGGCTGGCGCTCTTGGCTGTTTGGGGAACTGGGAATGCGAGAGCAACTGCGAACCCGGACGAGTTCAGGGTGACTTCTCATCTTTCCGGTCCATTTCCAAGGCGTATGTTCAGAGCATTACGAACTTTGTTCTCTCCAGAGATGCTTTTGCGAGAGATCAAAAGGGCTTCGGGCTTGCTCAGTGGACATATTACACGAGAAAACAGGAACTCTATGATTACTGGAGATCCTCAAACCTCGCAATCGATTCAGTAGATCTTCAGGTGGCATTTGCTCTCAAGGAATTCCAGAGGGATTTCTCAGCAGATCTCGCTATTCTGAAGAAAACCAACGATATTTATGAAGCGTGCGATGTTGTGTGCGTAAGATTTGAAAATCCGCTGCATCACAACATCGACGCCCGCTTTAGAGCCGCAACAAAGATCAAGTATGAAATTGACTTAAATGGCTTTACGGCGCCTATTTACAACAACGTAGAGCCAGTTACGCAGAAACCATCTGAGCCAGCGATTATTACAAAGCCAGATGATGGCTGGGAAAAGATTCCGGCTGCTCCATACTGGCCTCCGAGAGGCATGAAGGGCGGACGGAACGATCCGGGTCTCTGCAAGGGAATGAACGGCTATGATGTTATGGTGGTTCAGTCAATTCTCAAATCTCGCGGCTATGCGGTAACAGAAGTCAACGGTGAGTTCGGGACTTATCTCGAATCCATTGTCAAATTATTCCAGGAGAATTTCGGTTTGACGGCTGACGGTATTATCGGCCCGATGACATGGAAAGCGCTCCTGGAATTTTAATTTCTATGAACGAACGGGGGACGGCGCGCTTTAGTCCCTTAGTAGACCTGCCTCCGTAATTTGGAGGGGGCTTTTCCAGAGCAGGAGTCACGAGGCGAGAGCCAGTGTAAAATCTCCTGCTCAATTCAAAATGGAATTGGCCTTTTGGGCTGGCATTTATTCTTGTTCGATATTCATGCTCTGGTTCTTCCACACAGGATTAAGCAGATGGATCAGAGCTGAATAAATATTGTTTTTCTTAAGGGGGAATAAGATCATGTCTTATTCTGAAAACGGAGGCACCCAGTTTACGATGCCTGTTGCGCCTTATGGCGGTTATGGCGGTGGAAATGGCTTCTTCGGAGGCGATGGTGCCTGGTGGCTTATCATCCTTCTTTTGTTTGCTAACAATGGATGGGGTAACGGCTTTGGCTTTGGCGGCGGAATGATGCCCTGGATGATGGGCAGTCAGCAGGGATCTGATGTTCAGCGTGGTTTTGATCAGTCGGCTATTATGGGCGGATTGAATGGAATTACTAGCGCCCTGAGCACTGGATTCGCAAATGCTGAAATTTCTCGTTGCAATGCACAGTCAAACGTCCTGCAGACTTTGAACAATAATCAGTCCGCGACGCTTGCGAGCATGAACACTCTCTCTGCGGGTCTCCAGAATTGCTGCTGTGAGAACCGGGCCGGTCTTGCCGATCTGAAGTACACGGTAGCGACCGAGAACTGTGCAGATCGTACGGCCCTGAATGAGGGACTGACTAGCATGATGATGGCCAACAATGCGAATACCCAGGCCATTGTGAATGCTACGAACGCTGGTATCCAGACTGTTATGGATAAGATTTGCCAGCTTGAGCTTGACGGAAAAGACCGGCAGATTGCTGCTCTTACGGCGCAGCTCAATGAGGCAAACCGTCGTGCATCTCAGAACGATCAGACGGCTCAGATTCTTGCTTCTCAGGCAGCTCAGACAGCTGCTTTGGAACAGTATCTCCGTCCCGTTCCGATGCCGGCATACGTCGTACAGAATCCGAACTGCTGCACTCAGAACCTTGGATGCGGTTGCGGCTGCGCGGCGTAAGGAGGTGTTATGATGGCTGAATGGACTAGCGTTGCCGTCCAGACGGTCAACCCCGGTGAGGCCATTGTATTCACCGACAATTCTCAGCCCTGTCTGAGGGGCTATATTCTGCATCGGGATGACAGCGGAGCATTTCTGATGAAGGGGATCGATACCGGAAGCTCTCTCGGTTGCTGCTGTAGGCCTAAAGTTGTTGACTATATGGTCGACTTCGGAGCGAATATTGCAGTGCCGACCGGAGAAACCGTCGGACCGATTAGCGTTGCATTTGCCCTTGACGGAAATACGCTTGCCGGAACAGAAATGATAGTAACGCCGGCAGCGGTTGAAGAGTACTTTAATGTTTCTCGTGCAGCCAATGTTTCCATTTGGAAAGGCTGCTGTCAGACACTCAGTATTCGAAACACCGGAACTGTTCCAATCCTCGTGCAGGCTGCGAACATCGTGTTCGCGAAGAAGTGAGGGAGGAAATTCAAAATGGAATTAAAAACCGAATCCATGCGAAACATGAAGAAGACTGTCGAGAAATGTCTCGACGAGCTCATGAAGAAAACTGACCTCACTCCTGCTGAAACCAAGGCCGCGATTGACGGGCTCCACCTCTATGACGAACTCTGCTGCAGGATTGAAGACTGCGAAAAAGAGGAAGATCAGAAGATGGATAAGGGATATTCCGGACATGGTGATCCATATCGTGAGTATCACATCACGTCCTACGGTATGCCGGAACGGTCAATGTATTCAGAAAAGAATTATGGTTATCCCCGTTATTCCGACAAGCCTCAGTACGGTGTTCATGGCTGGTACCAGAGCCTTCCGGGCTATCCGGCTGAGCACATGAATGCCAGTTATTACGGAGATTCCTATTATTCTCCGGATTATGCTGATCGCGGTCATGGCTACAGTCGTCACAGCATCAGCGACCGTGCAGTGAGCTGCCTTGAGAAGCTGTTCGATTCGACGGAATCCGAATATGAAAAGCAGGAGCTTCGGAAATACATTTCGATGCTTCGCTCTGCCGGTATGAATGACTGACCGTTAATTATGAGAGGGACTTTTTCGTCTGCTTAGAAGTCCCTCTTTTTTTTTTATTTAAAGTGAGGTCTGATCAACGATGTACACACGAAATGATGAATTATACCACTATGGCGTTCTCGGAATGAAATGGGGTGTCCGTCGGTATCAGAATCCCGATGGAACGAGAACCTCTCTTGGAAAGAGAAGAGAGCGTCAGGCCGGCGGAAGAAGCCTTCGAGATCGGTTTCATATTGGAACCGGTTCCGTAAACCAGAACACAGCTTCCAAGAAATCGGATCGCCGTAAGACTGCCAAAAAAGTGGCAAAAGGCGCCGGCATTGGTGCTGCGGCACTTACCGGTATGGCAGGAATTGGCTATGGCGTGAAGAAAGCCGGTAGTCGTATTGATAAGGAGAAGCTGTTCGATCCGGATGGCATCAAACGAAAAGACAAGCCGAATATTTCTCCTGCCGAAAAGATGACAAATGATGTGAGGGGCGGGATCAATTCCGCCACAGATATATACTCGAAGATCAACAAAATGGTCTATAAAAACAAGGATTTTGCGGAGTCCAAGAAGCTGACCGAAAAAGAGCTTCGAGATCGGATCAATCGTCTGAATCTTGAAAAACAGTATGAGACCCTGAAATGGGAGGACTACAATCGCGGACATGTTACGGCCGATGATATTCTCGATGTATTTGGCGATATGGCGCAGATGACTGCCTATGCATTTGCTATATATACAGCCGCAAAGAAGTTCAAGATTATTAAATAAGAATAAAAAATGCTTTCCAACACAGCTGTACCGAAGTATTACGGACTATTTCGCGACGCAGTTCTTCGCGGGGATATTCCGGTATGCCGTGAAATCTCATTGGAGATGAACAGGATTGACGCTCTGATAGCCAATCCGCGGTATTACTACGACGATGAAGCTGTGGAAGGCTTCATCGAATATTGCGAAAATGAACTGACTTTGACAGACGGCAGTGATTTATATCTTCTGGACACATTCAAGCTTTGGGCAGAAGAAGTGTTCGGTTGGTATTACTTTGAACGACGTTCTGTCTATGAGCCAAATGAAGATGGGCATGGCGGACGATACGTTACAAAGAAATTTAAAAACCGTTTGACGAAAAAGCAGTATCTGATTGTCGGACGTGGTGCGGCAAAGTCTATGTATGCCTCTGCGATTCAGAGCTATTTTCTGAATGTGGATGCTTCGACCACACATCAGATTACGGTTGCTCCTACAATGAATCAGGCGAATGAGGTCTTATCTCCGATTAAGACATCGATTATACGGGCAAGAGGACCATTCTTTAAATTTCTTACAGCCGGTTCTATTCAGAATACAACCGGCTCAAAAGCAAATCGTGTAAAGCTTGCTTCTACGAAAAAAGGAATTGAGAATTTCTTGACCGGATCCCTTCTGGAGATTCGTCCGATGAGCATCGATAAACTTCAGGGTCTTCGCTGCAAGTGCGCTACGATCGACGAATGGCTTTCTGGCGACATTCGCGAGAATCCGATCAATGCCATTGAAGAAGGATGCGCCAAGGGTGGCGTTGATGACTATTTGATTATCGCCATTAGTTCCGAAGGAACAGTTCGAAATGGTTCCGGCGACTCAATCAAAATGGAATTGCTGAAGATTCTTCGCGGCGAGTTTGACGATGACGAAGATCGTGCGGCCTTTGATGACACCTCGATCTGGTACTACAAGCTTGACGACATCAAGGAAGTTGCCGATCCGGACATGTGGCTGAAAGCCAATCCGAATCTTGGTCGAACCGTGACATATCTGACTTATCAGAAAGCTGTGACTAAGGCTGAGAACTTTCCGTCTCAGCGAAATGAAATACTGGCGAAGAGGTTTAATCTTCCGATGGAGGGTTTTACTTACTTCTTTACTTATGAAGAAACTCTTCCGCATCACCATCGTGATTTTTGGCAGATGCCCTGCTCCATGGGTGCTGACCTGTCACAGGGCGATGACTTCTGTGCATTTACATTTCTGTTTCCTCTTCATGACGGAAGCTTCGGTGTAAAGTGCCGTAGCTATGTAAGTTCCGTAACCATGAGCAAACTTCCACCGGCTATGCATCAGAAGTATGAAGAGTTTATGAAAGAGGGAAGTCTGATCGTTCTTGAAGGTGCTGTTCTGGACATGATGCAGGTCTACGAGGATCTTGATGACTTCATTATTGAGACCGGTTATGATGTCCGGTGTTTTGGCTTTGACCCATACAACGCCAAGGAGTTTGTTCAGCGATGGGAAACGGAAAATGGTCCATTCGGTATTGAGAAAGTGGTTCAGGGTTCCAAGACAGAGTCTGTTCCTCTCGGAGAACTGAAAACCTATGCCGAGCAGCGGATGCTGATCTTTGACCAGGCGCTGATGACATTCACGATGGGCAACTGTATTACTATTGAGGATACAAATGGAAACCGGAAACTGCTGAAGAAACGCAGAGAGCAGAAGATCGATAATGTTTCTGCTCTGATGGATGCTTATGTGGCGTATAAAGCCAATAAGGACGCCTTTGAATAAGGTGGTGAAAATCAAAATGGAAATTTATGGGAATGAACTTTACCATCATGGCATCAAAGGCATGAAGTGGGGAGTTCGACGGTATCAGAATCCGGATGGAACCTTAACACCGGCCGGAATCGCCCGATATGGCAGGCTAAGTAAATCCGAACGCCGCGATCTGGCAAGATATGGGCCTCGGAAGTTCGAACGAATGCAGCGCAAATCGAGAAGCAAAAAATCTGATCCGAACCGAGCGTTAAAGAAAGCCCTTACGGTTGGGGCTGTGGTTGCGGTAACTGCACTGGCCACCTATGGAGCATATAAACTCGGAAAGAAAAAAATGGCAAGCAAAGCGATCCGGGAGGCTCTGGAAACAGAAATGTCCGGATCCACCATGTTGTCTTTCCTGAAACCGGAAAAAGTCGCAAAAGAAGTTCAGAAAGTCACATCGGCAAAGCCACCGAGCAGCTATACGGAAAAAGGGATGAAGGCTGTCGGCGAAACCGTTAAATCGACGGTAAAAGCATCGCCATCTGCTCCGAAGAGTGCTGTGAAAACCGTCGGCGAAACCGTAAAGTCAACGGCGAAGGCACCAAAAGTCGTTGAAAAGAAGATTCCGAAACTCACGCTCGATGTAGATGCCACCAATGCCGGAAAGGACTATACCTCACAACTTCTTAAGACCAAAGTGAAACTTGAAAACCTCGGTCTTAACGACAAAGAAATGAAGCAGGTCTATGACGAGCTGGATGAGTATACGAAGCGCATGCTTGGAGGATCTCTGTGATGTATACAAGTAGAGAACTTTATCATCACGGCATTCTTGGCCAGAAATGGGGTAAGAGGAACGGTCCTCCGTATCCTTTGCCAGGTGGTGCGTATACAAAGGCTGAGAAAGAAGCCATTTATGAAGAGCGCAAAAAGAAGCATAGTATTTATAACAAAAAGCACTTCGATGAAGTTCTGACGAAAGAAAATACACACCTTACAACGCTCTCATATAATCCAAATCGTACGCGAAATACGGACATGTTCTATGCGATTCATACGCCAACTGATGTGCATCAGTATAACGCCATGTTTAATAAGGCTGTTCCTCAGGATGTGTATGACAGCGATGGTCGTAAGGTCGGGACCGGAACATATTTGAAATGGCGAATTGATAACGGTTTAAAGAAAGACTATAAGGTTGCAAGTGAAGATTCCGCATCCAAAGCTTTTGTCAAACTCTACTCTAAAGATCGTGATTTTTACAATTTCGTAACTGATGAAAAGCGTATGCAAAGTCATTTTGTAAAAGAAAAGTATCGATTCAGAGGCTATCGAGAAGCGAGACATGTATTAAAAAAAATGCGTGCCGATCCGACTTATATTCCGAATGAAGAAGAATTGAAGATCGTATATCGCATGTTTAATTATGTGATTCCTTCTGATGGCAACGGAGATGTCAAAAGAGCAAAAGATGTATACACGCAACGAGCTAAATTTTTCAGGGAACTGAAGAATGCCGGATATGGTGCCGTTTTGGATACAAACGATGGAATCTATGGCGGATTCAAAGCACAATCTCCGATTATTGTGTTTGATATCGAGAATGTAATTCAAAATGACGCATATCGCACAACATTGAACAGCAAGCGTTTTTCAGAAGTAGCATATACCGGTCGAAAGATGCTTGGGATTTAATTGGAGGGACCGAGATGTCACCATATTACGCGGCAATGATAAATTCTCCGGGTCTCTGCCATTACGGAGTAAAGGGAACCCACTGGGGTGTTCGAAACTACCAGTATGAAGATGGTTCCTATAAACCTGGGGCCGAGGGACGATATGCCCCGAAAGGCCGGAGCAGTGGAGGCCGTCGTGGCCGTCCAGGAGGAAAATCATCCGGTGGGGGAATTCATGGTGTAAATGAGCGTTATTACAGTAAACGCGCAGATAAGCTTTCATCAAAAGCCAAGCGGAATAGCACCATGGCCTCTATGAACCGTGTAGCTAAGAATAAAGCGAAAAGTCGACTCAGTAAAAAGATCTATGAAATCAATGAAAATTACTATACCAAACGAGCAAAACGATTAATGGATCGAGCCGGTCGAAATAGCACAATGGCTTCAATGAACCGGGCAGCAATTGAGTCTAGAAACTCAGTTGGTGGAAAACGACTAAAGACCAAATCCTCCAAAAAAAAGGCTGCTAAAAAGAGTTCTTCCGGCGGAATTTATGGCGTGAATGAACGCTACTATTCGAATCGCGCAGATAAGCTTGCAAAGAAAGCAAATAAAAATCGGACGATGGCCTCAATGAACCGAAGCGCGAAGAATAGTTCGAAAACGGCTTTAGGCCGAAAGATCTACGAGATCAATGAAAATTATTATTCTCGTAGAGAGCAGAAGTTAAATAATCGGGCTAATCGTAATCGGGCAATGGCCTCGATGAACCGCGCAGCTCGAAAGAATTAACAAAGGAGAATTCAAAATGGAATACTATCCTGATGAACTCTACCATCATGGCATAAAAGGCATGAAATGGGGCGTCCGCCGGTATCAGAATCCGGACGGAAGTCTCACGGCTGCCGGTAGAGTGAGATATGGCGCGGGTCAGGCCCGTGAGAAAGTCGGCCGTGCATATGGCTCGGCTCGAGACAGTGTGTCCAGGGCATATTCTTCCGGCAGGAGCAAAGCAAAGTCTGCCGTACAGAAAGCAAAGAACACCTACAATCGCAAAGTAACAAAAGATGATATCGGTAAGATTGCAGCTACTGCAGCAACTGTTGCAGTTGCAGCGCTCGCCATTAAGCATCGTAAGGCTCTTTATGCCGGAGCAAAGATTGCGACCAGCGTTGCTAAGCAAAGCGGAAAACGTATGGTTAATCAGATTAGTTCCAGTGTTGCCGCAAAAGGGAAAGCTTTTGTTGTAAAAAGTGGCCAGCATAAGAAAGCTCGTAATCTTTATAAAACAACTGGCATTATTAATAATGACTATTTGCGTAAGACAGATAAATTCGCAGTCGATGCTGGCAAAAAGCTGAAAGGTGCTGCTTCTACAGCAAAGTCGAAAATCAATAGTGCTGCACGTGGGGCCCAGTTGAATCGTCAGGGTAAAGCTGCAAACAAGACGAGCGATCACTTTGACATGCTCCGTAAGCGTAGGGCCATCAGAGAAGGCGGTAAGGATTTTGAGCAGATTAGCAGATCTCAGGCTGCGAAACTTCGGTCCCGTCAGGGCGTGAATAATGCTATTGACTGGGCTTCTGAAGCTCCAGGCAGACTGAGAAATACCGTCAGAACTACAGCTTCTAAGGTTGGAAGTTCTGCTGCTCGTAAGCGGCGGATTGGAAACCAGGTCGAAGATGCTATGCCAGGTGTGCGCACGGCCGTGAGAAACAAAGCAAGTCAGGCTAAGTTTGATGCTCAGCGCTATGGACGAGTTGCGAGCCTTAAAGGCAGAACCGCGTATGCAAAGACTAAAGTTGGTGTTCAAAACGCAGCTGGGAAGGCA